AACTTCGAGTCTCTTGACCGAGTTACTTCCGGTTTCCAAAACAGTGCAAACGCAACAACAGGAGTTAGCGCTGCATCAGGGCACGTAAGTGCAGACGGAGATATGGATATGTACAGTATTGACAGGAGTGCAAACTCATGGTCAAACGCAGAAATGAGTGTTAACGCTTCTAGCGGTACACCTACTGACAGAACACTATCTCTAGACTTACTAGACGAGATGTTCCAAAAGATGTGGATTCGTGGTGGAAACCCGAAAGTTATGCTAACTGGATACGATACTCTAATGAGAATCCAACAACTTCTACAATCACAACAGAGGTTCATGGAAGAGAAGAGAGTTACCCCTACCTACAACGGTGTAAAGGGTGTACCCGGAATCGAGGCTGGTTTCATCGTAGCAACATACAACGGTGTACCAATCATCCCAACAAAGAACATGGCAGCAGATACACTATCAAGAATCTACTACCTAGACACAGACTACTTGCACTTTAGTACAGCAATTCCAACACAATACTTTGAGAGTGGTATCGAAACTGGTGACCCATTCGCAATTAACAGACTAGGCCAAGAAGGACTATACCGTACCATGGGAGAACTATGGACCACTTTCTTCGGAGCACAAGGGAGCGTAAGAGACCTTAAGTGAGGTTGTCTTGGAGATAATATAAACGGAGGAAAAAGATATGGCAGATACATTGACAGTAACAGGAAGCAGTACAACGGCAACACTAGTAGGTGCATGGGAACTCAGAGCGGGTTCACACAGCACTACTGAGTGGTTAGACGGAGCAGCAGACACATCATATCCGGGCGGAGGTCCGGGCACATTCAGCGCAGTAAACAGCGATGGAGCAAACGGATACGACCCAGCACCTAAGATGGCACTGATTACATTAGGTTCAACAACTAACGGAGCAACCGTCACACTAAGCGGCGGTGCAAGTGCAATTCTCACAGCAATAGCAACTGGCGGAACAAGCGCAAACGCACAAACGCTCGGCGCAACCATAAGCGGTTTGGTAGTCACATTACCTACAACCGGAACTGTAACTAGCGGACAACTTGTAGTATTCTACAACTGAGGTGGTTTTACTGCCAACAGTTACATACATTGGTAATCTCTACATGAGACCTAATGCAGACACTTCTATGGGTGACTGGATTAGGGGTCAAGTAGTAGAGGTTACACAAGATTGGTTAGATGCTAATAAAAGGCAACTAAAACCAACATTGTTTGTAATAGAAGGCGCGGCATACGATTTACTAAACGACGGAATACCTGATAGTGGCTGGGTAAAAGCAGACATTGCTTCATGGTTAAGAGATAAGGGCGTACAAGTATCTAATGGATACAAAACAAAGTCCTCATTGCTTGCAATGGTGGAAGATGTCTTAAGCCCAGCCCCTGTCGAAGAAGTCATAGTCGAAGCCGCTCCTGAAATTGTAGAAGAAATTGTAGTCGAAGAGACTCCAGTAGAAGAAGCAATTGAAGAAGCAGTAGAAACAGAAATAACGGAGGAATAAGAAAATGGCATTTAGCAGTACAAAAGATAACAGAACGCACGTATTAGGTGACTTAATGATGGTCACTGGCACATGGAACGCAGCAAGCGTAGACACCGGAACAATAGTCACAGGACTATCGCAAATACTTGCAGCAGACGTAATCGGTGATACCGAAGATAACTCAGGTGGAGGAGTAGACGGAGCATTCGCTATCGTTACGACTGCTGCACCCGGTTCTCTTACAATAGATTGCGTAAGCGGTAACACTGGTCGTTGGTGGGCACTAGGAAAGCGCTGATTAGGCGGTGACCTAGATGGTTAAAGCAATACAAGTAATTGGACCTTACAGCCCTAGAGACTTCTCAGGTGCGGGTAATGACGGTGCGTTAAGCACTGCTATGACTACTGACATTGAAGCATTAACTGGTTATGCTAGTGCAAAAATAATTTCAGTAGAGCCGATTACAGTATTGGGTAATATATTCTTAGTAGTATATCAGAAAGCATAATAGAAGGTGGTGTGAGTGAATGTCAGGGTTCGAGTTACAAACGCTTGATATCGATGACATTAGCAGAGCAGCAAAACAAACAGTACGCGCAGATGTTACATACGACGCTCATACTGTGAATACAGACTCACCTTTGGCTGGTATTACCTCTAAACAGAGGGCTAGAACTAGTGAAATCGCAGATGTACTCGATATAGGAGCAGGTACGCGCTGTAAACACTGTGGATTACTACACTTCTTATGGAGAGCAACTTGTGGTTCATGCGGTAAACCTATGGAGTATAACCTCGGTACACGTAATGAGGAGGCGCGACTTTAATGCCACAAGTGTTTAGTCCGGGTGAAGGAGAAACAAGACCACTCGACCCAACAGCAGTTGTCTACACCACAGCACAGAAAGTAGCCGACTTACTAGACATAGGTCCACAAGAAGCAATACTAGTTAGTTCCGATTCCGAAGCGACTGGTATATTTGTTACTGGTGCTGATTATAGAAACATCGGATTTACTGTCGGTGATACTTTACTAATTTATAGTGATGCAGACCCATTAGGATTAGAAAGAACCATCAACGGAATAACGTCAACAATTAATGGTGTTAGATTGGGTTTTGCAGATTCAATCACTCATGCTAATTTTGAAGTTGCAGATAACGCCTATGTACAGAATCAAGCCTCGTTTACCGATGGTAGAGTTAGAGGTATTACAAAAAAGAAAGTTGATGAAGTTATACTTCGTATGCAAGACCACATCGACAACAGAACTCACAACGCTTGGAGACCATATTTGGTACAAGCAGAATACATCAACTTCGATACATACAAACCGTATAGACGTAGATACTATACTGATTATGTAGGTACTAGTCCCTTGTTATTTAGAAACGTGCAACAAATCTTGAGACTAGAACTGTGGCAAGGTGATGATTACAGAGAAATCGCTGCTGCTGAGGCTAGAATAAAATTACCCGATGATGTGAGGGCTTTAACAGGTTCAATAGTTATTTCACCCGGCAATGGAAGCGCATCTTTGTTGACAATCGGCACTGGTACTGCGAATTGGCGTGCTGACTTCGATAAGGTAACAACTGCGCAGAATCTTGCTGACTTAATCAATAAAGAAGATAGAGTCGGTAAAACCGATGTTGTCTTCTCTCCTAACTTTACACTAGAAGGTAGCACTAGTAACGTAGCAGTGCATAACGAGTTTCTCGCTACTGCTAACTCTGACTATGGTACAGGCATTGTAAAGATTAGTAGTATGAGGCAAACTACTGCTGGTGAATCATGTAGTATCGTAGTTACTGATAGTAATATAGAATTGAGTCAAACGCAGTCTAATAGTGCGACATTCTCTAGTTTGAGTAGCACTACAATTACTGTCGATAGTACTGCCGGATTTGCAAACGCTGGTGTTGTAGTAGATGCTAGTGGAGATGTGTTTAGATATACAGGTAAAACAGATACTACATTTACTGGCTGCGCAATAGTCGTAGGCTCTGCTCTATCTGATATTACTGGGACACTAAAACAGGATACCTTACAAGTCGATTTACAGGGCGGAAGTGCGAGCGGCGACCAAGGTAGATTACGAGATTGGTGGATAGACCATGAAATGGGTATTATCTACTTCAATAATTCATACCCTTTCTTTGAGTGGAATGCGATTAAGACATCATACATATACGGTGAGAGATACGTAGACAAAGCAATAGAAGATATTTGCACAAAGATGGTTGCTATCGATTTACTAATGAGTGATGACCGAAGCGTATTGATACCCGAAGGTACACAAAACGTAGACTTAGCATCCAAGATTCAACTCTATAAAATGGATATAGAAAAGACATTCCCACGTTACATAGAGGTGATAGCCTTTGAGTGATACAGAGAAAATAGTTTACAAAGAATGGAAAGAAGCCATAACTTTAGAACTAAGTAAAAAAGAATACCAAGCGGATTTACAGAAGGCTATTACAGAAGGGCCATCTGAATATCGTAAGGCTGTTGAGCGCTCAGAAAGAGAGTTAGAGCCGGAAGAAATGACAGTTGAACAAGAAAAAGCGTTGAAAGATAGAGTCAATAGACGCATGATGACCGAATCGCCGGGACTGATGGAATACAAAGTCAAAAACGATGGGGGCAAGTTAGTACCCGATTTCAAAGCCCATGAGCGTGAAAAGCGTAAGAAGGAGTTTGCGAAATGGTAGCAACATTCGATGAAGGTATTGATGTAGTACTAGGTGTACTAAAGAATAATTGGAATAGAGCCAATACTAATAATTTCAAACCCGTTATTATTGATGTAGCAGATGAAACACCTGAGCGTGGAAAGAGACTTGACCTTGATAGAACGGATTATGTAATGGTCTTTGAAACGGCACATAACGAAGAGTTACCTGAAATGCTGTATGATTTCGTCACTACACGTATCAACATCACAGTAGATATGCGTACTACGAGAAGTAGAGACCAACTAAAAAAGATGGAGAACGAATTAAGAAGATGCGTACATCTTAAAAGAAAAGGTGATGGTGTCAATTTCGATAGACTTGTGTACAAAACACGTACCGATTTATCAGATAGAAGCAAAAAACTGTATAGAATGACCTTTCAGATAGAAGTTGTTATCTTTGCAGAGTTAATCCCATGAGGTGAGAGAGAGCCATGCCATCGACAGTATACAAGGGTGATTTGTCCGAGATTACATTCGGACACGAAACTGGAGTGAGATTAGAACACGGATACGCAAGCGCTTTTACATTCACAGCATCTTTTGATACTGGGGCTAATGCCGCTAACGCACCGCACCAAGATTTAGTAAAAGACACTAGTGTAATCGTATTAAGTGGTGGTAGCGCTAATACCCCTGTAAACGCTGGAATATTAGAATATCCAAATGGTATGTTAGTCGGTAGCAAAGTTATATTCACAATAGCATCTTCTAGTCCTAATTGGGACACACAAGATGATTATGCAGTATCGGGTAGAATGTATACTATAATCAAACAAGAAGTTTGTAATGACGCTAATAATGACAATGATGGTAAAACTGAGATTACGGTAACACCTGCATTAAAGACAAATCACACAGCAGCAGACCAAGCATCTAAGGCTAATGACGTAATGACTATCTTACCTTTTACTACACCCGCAATTGATGTAGGTATGGAACATGCTGATGCTGCAAACGCATCTGCCGAGAGTGTATTGACTGACCAATTCGTTGGACTGGTAAGCACTGTTGCACTTCCTGAGACTAAAGTAGACCTCAAGAGATACCATGTTGTTGGGCTTGGTAGAGATGTAGCAGTTCAAGTGCCGGGTAGATTTACTAATGTTGGTGGCTCATTTGAGTGTAACATACATAATGGCAGATGGTTCTATTATTGTCTAGGGCACGAAGTTGTAAATGCGGCGACTGTGAGACAAGATGGTCATGCTAGTGATACATTTTCTTTATCTTCTGCTGTTTATTCAGGAGATTCTTACATAGCATTTGATAGTAGTGGTAGCACTAATCCAGCAATCGATGGAACAGATATAGGTGTAGGTGACTATGTTTTCTTACTCGGTGGCGACAATACAGAAGGTGTTGACAAAGTAGATGTGCAGAGTTACAGAGATACAAATGTAAATGCAGAAGTATTTACAGACGCTACTTGTGACTACAACAATGACCCAACTATTACAATGGATAGTACTGCTAAGTTAATTGTTGGTATGTCTGTGTCCGGTACAGGTATTCCTAGTGGTGCGACAGTATCTAGTATAACTAACTCTACTACTTTTGAATTGAGTGCATCCACCACAGGCGGTAGCGTAACTAATGGCACTCTAACTTTTGACCCAAGAGATATTTCTGCATGGCCGAATGTAAATGCTACACAGATAATTGATAAGGCTATGAAAGAAGAAGCAAGAAGAATAGTAGCCATTACTGTAACTGGTGGTGCTGGTAAAGTTTGGTTAGACGACCCTTTACAATTTTCGTATGAAGATAATACAGTAGTAGAGTTTGCTAGATATGCAACAGATAGTAGCAATGGTAGTCCTCATAGAGATACTACAACTGGTGCTTTAACTAATCCAGTTAACCATCTTTTCTTTTCTCGTACAACTGTGCCTTCTTTTGCTATGGAAGTCAGTGTTAGAAGAAGAGACATAGACAGTAACGATGGTACTACCGATGGTGGTACAGGAGATTCAAAACAACTAACACGGGTCTTTAGAGGCTGTAAAGTTAAAGATTTCTCACTAACCACAGACACAGACGCTGCTCTAAGATTGACAGCAAACTTTGACTCAGCATTATGTTATACAGATACTGGTAGATTAGAAGCAAGTAACAAGGGAGATAGATACAATACGCACAGACTCTTTGAAGATACTGCTAATACAGAAGTGAAAAGAAAAATATCGGGTATAGGCAAAGGTACACAGAAACCGTTTATGTTTTACAACGGTTCTATATCTATGTTAGGAACAACACTGGGTCAAGTTGTTTCATTCACGTTAAACGGTAAGACTGGTGTAGAGCAGTATTATACTATTGGTGCGGCTAATATAGCAAACAGTGCTACTGACCAAGTTCCATTTGCTGGCACTCGTAACCCTACACTAGCAGTAGAGGGTAAAACAGAGTATGACCTTGAGATGGAGATAATCGTAGACGACCCATTGTTCTACCACAATATGCGTAGAGCAGTGGAAAACTTTGATGATACAGATGAGACTGAACAAACTGATTCAGACATGATACGCTTGTCATTTACAAAACAAGTATCTAGTGGTACGGCAGAATCTATTGACATACTAATGGATGACTACTACATTGTCGAAGCACCATTGCCTGTGCCTGAGGATAAAGGACCACTAATGGCTAAACTAAAGATTCTACCTAAATCAGTCAAGGTTATTGCTGTCGATACAGTCATACATGCTTGAGGTGAAATAGTGTTACCAACTGCTGTAAAAAGAGTTCAATTCTACTCTCGTAATTCTCACGAAAAGTATGTTTATTGGTTAATCAATAGTGTCGATATACCGTACAACGAAGAGTTGTTCAAAACTAATTCTAGAAACGTAGTAGACTCTATGGTTCTAAGAATGATTAACGAAGGTAAGACAATTACCGAAGAAACTGTGTTTGAGCCGATTGCTAGAGAGATAGAAGACACGCCTGTTGAAACAATTATCGAGAAAATAGAGGAAGAAGAACC